CCGTTACGCAGCGGAGAAGTTGCATCGCCAGTTACCTGAACTTCTGCAAACTTCGCACCAGCTGAGAACAGGTGCTTGTAGAAAGCCGGAGGAGCAACGAACCAGCGGTTCTCTTCCGGAACAGACTGGTCATCGAGGGCTTGGGCCATAGTCAGCATGGTGTTGACTGCGGTATCACCCGGGGTAGTTGCACCGCCGATATCCAGTGCGGAACCCAGAGTCCCGATACCGGAAATAGTAGCAGTAGTAGCACCGGACTCACCAGTCAGGCCAGCGTTGGTTGCCATTGCATCGAGGACGTTGGCATCATACTTACGCTTCAGTGAGTATGCACCTGAAGAGGTGGCCAGAGCCTCGAAGTTGACGTGTGACTGACGCTCTTCGATGTCGTCAATCTTGAACGCAAATGCGTTCGCTTGGTCAACAACCATAGTTGTTTGATCGTCAGCCAGATCCTGCGGGTTCACAACGGAACCACGAGCATAGCTGGAGACGGTGATTGTCGGTTCTTTGATGATCCGAACGGTATCGCCAAAGTTCTCAATCTCACCCGCGTAATCGGTATTCGTAATGTCTTCTGCAACCGAAGCACGCCGGAAGAATTTGAGGACTTTTTGGCTAAAAATTTCCGGGGTAAAGTTCCCGGAAGGCAGGTTATTATAACCTGATGCTCTATCAAAAGCCATTGGTCTTTCCTTCCAATTTTGAGGTTAGGTTAGTTTCTAAAGTCGATTCGCCCTTCAGCACGTGCGATGTCCAACTCTTCTTCGAGTTTCTCAAACTCCCACGGCTTTAACTTGGCGATTTCTGAAGCCTTCCAAGTTCTTTTATTTCCGTCACCGTTAACAGCCACATCTTTTGCGACAGTCTTACCAACGGACATAGCAGCGTCAGAAACTTTGTTTGAGTTCTTCGGCTTTGACTTGGAAACACCGATGTCTGCTTTATACAGATCAACAACCCTACTCGCCCACTTTGCATCTGTATTGTTTTTGTAAATACCGTCTGAGATAGAAGAAGGCTGTTCTTCCAGCCAAGCATTAAACTTCTCGTCTTCCTTCAGCGTATCAAAGTCAGGCTGTAGTCGGAGCAACTCTTGGTAGGCTCGTTCTTTTTCAAGAGCAGCCTCACGCTCCTTTATGGTGTTCAATTCCTCTTCCAGATTTTTCACCTTTGCTTCAGATTGAGATGAAGAAATCTTGTGGATTGCATCGTATACTTCCGGATACTGATTTTTAAAATCGTCTAAATCCCCAGTATCTGATGCAGCTTTGCTACTACGATTATGATTAACCTGATTGATGAGTTGATCACGTTCCTGTTTCCAGTCTGCTAACTTCTCATCGTAATGTCGCTTCAAATCATCGTAGCGTTTTTTGTAATCCGTTTCTGGCTTTGCTTCTTTTGCAAAACTTTCTGGTTCAGAAGATTGGGCTTCTTGCTGCTCTTCTTCTTGTTCTTCAGCAGCCTCTACCTGCTCTTCATCATCGTCTTTATGAACGTCTTCTTGATATTTGTTACGATAAAGACTTGGATTATTTGTTGTTCCAAAGGAATCATTCGGTTTGTTGGCACGATGGCCTCTTGCTTTTGCCATTTTTTTACCTCATAGTGCGGGGCTACATGGCATGTAGGTAGCCGCTTCGGTTATGTCAGGGCCGCATTGCGGGTAGCTGACTAATCTGTTAAGCGCGACATAACCTGCTGTGCATAGTTACGTCCCTCGCCCCAAGATGCGAGTGCGCTTTTCAAATTATTGTGATCCCGTAGCTTGTGTGCAAGGACAGAGTTAGCTACAGAATCGTAATACTGTTCATGTTCAGAAGTAGGAATAGTTCCCGGACCGAACCGCCGTAACTTTCTTTTGGCGGAAGCGGGAGTAGATACTCTCTTACCGTCAGAATAGAACATTCCATACAATTCAAGGTTTACTTTATTATCGCCCTGTTTGATCAATTTGTCAATGTAAAGTTTTATTTCTTCTGGCATAGCCTTGTAATCTTCGCCTCGCTGCTTGTAGTCTTTCAGCAAAGAAGAAGTTATCTGCATAGGACCAAACGCAGATGATGCTACGCCTTTCTTACGGTTAGCTTTTACTCCCGTAAAAATAAAGGGCCTGTCTTCATATCCCTGTATCTCTTGTATCCGAATAGCTTCTTTTATATCACCCATCCGATATCCAAAGTATTGATCATCCAAAACGGTAGCAGGCTTCTGCATAGCTTCTTCAAACTCAGGAGAAACAGCGGAGCGAGGAGCCATGAAACCTGTAGTCTCTACTCTACTTTGAGTAGGAAGCTGATACTGCCCCTGTGTAGAAAGGTCCAGTCCTTGAGCAGCCCCTGTTGGTTCTTGTCCGTTCTCTTCTATCTTACGGCGTGTATCAGGCTTGCCCCGTTCGTTAATTTTACGCAAACGTTCTCGACCAATCACATCCGCTTCTTCAGGGGTAAAATACTGCTCTCCTGCGGATACCTGAATTTTACGTTCCCCGTTTTCTTGCGAGTCTACACCTTTTTCTCTTAGAACGGCTTGCGCTTCTTTACGCAGGTCTGCCAGATACATCTCCCCGCTTTGTTTGACAGCAGAAGCGTTGATGATAACGCCGCCCTCTTCTGCAGTCATCTCATACGTGTCAGCTACTGTTTCCTCTTCTGTAGCATCTTCAGGCTTCTTTGCAATAAAGCCGCCCTCTTCTATGCCACCTTCAAGCAACTCGTTAGCGGTGAGAATTGAGTCACCTTCTTCTGTAGCCTGTTCACCCGTGACAATATCGCCTTCTCCCGGGACTGTGCCACCCTCATTAAAGTAAGCACCAGCCAATGAGTATTCCTCACCTTGTTCCACCAGACCGGACTCTTCAGCTGTTCCGTAATCGTAGTCACGGCTTCCTGCAGGTGTGTAATCCTGTCCGGACTCTTCAGCCTCTTGCTGTTGCTGTGCGTAATACTGTTCCCGTTCTTCCCGGCGTTCTTCGGTAAAGAGTTTCGCCTCTGCAGTCTCCACAGACTCTGAGGGAGGAGACCCTCTTTCTTCGGCCTTCAGAGCGATTGTGCGCCACTTTTGAAAATGCTTCAAGGCTGCTTCTTTGTCGTTGCGGCCAAATCCTTTTTGACGTGTGCTTTCTAGCCACCCACGAGCAAACTTACGAGCAGCCTTTATAGAGTTAGGATCGTTTGCATTGTTTGTAAAATACTGAACGATGTCGTTAAAGTCATCCATCGTTCCCATGCCCGCTGTATACGTGCCAGTATTAAAGGTTCCCCGCAACGTATATCCACCGTTCCTAGTTCCCAAGTAAAATTCGTTTCTAGGATTGTCTAGAGAATCTGACACGCTGTCCTCGTCATAGGAGCCTGCTAGAACCTCGTTCATAGCCATCTTGCCTCTTTCCAACTTTTCTAAGTTGTTCAGGGCTTCTTGGCTCAAGCCTGCTCGCTCAATCTGTCCTCTCCAGAGACTTTCACCCTCCAGTCGCCACAGGTTTAATCCATTGACATTTAAAATCATACCCCAGTCGCTAGAAGGCATTTGACCTGCCTTAACCCAGTTGTCGTAGGATTTTTTAACTTTGTTTAGACCGTCATACTCGTATGCTATAGCCATAGAAGACAGCATGTTTAATGGGCCAACAGAGGGAATAAAACGATCATATTGACCTGTGGGGTCTGATACTTGACGTGAATCTACTGCTGCTGGTAAAGCTAAAGCTACCATGCCAGCACCTATACCCATAGTAGCTGATGCCACAGCCCCTACTTTTGCGGCACGCTTGGCTCTATCCGTAGCGGGAAACTCAACGCCGCTAAAGTAGCCACTTCTATCAGGCAGTCCCCGCGATTTAAGATACTGATTGAAATCGCTGTATATAACGCTGTTGGGATTTACAATAGCTACCTTTTGAAAATCCACCGGGGCAAGTCTAGCATCCTCTGTAGACTGCTGAGACGTAACTTGAGACATAGTTTGAGTTACAACATCTGAGTCGCCCGGAGTCGAGGTAGGCGGAGTAGTTGGGGTAGTTCGAATTAAATCAGGCCGTTCCTTGTAGTAATTTACAAATCCCGGAGAATATGGATCAGACATTTTTGTGTTCCTTTACCACCGCCGCATGGTTATTCTTCAATTTCAGGAGACTGTCCAGTAAACCCAGCTTCCCCTGCAACTGGCGCATTTCCGATTCCGACTGCGCGACCATCAGTGCTTGCACTACCATCTCCCGGAGAGTTTGTAGGTATTCCTCCATTCCCTCCCATGCCTTGTTGTTGTTCACTAGGTGACTTACCATCTGGGCTTGGTTCTTGTTGAGCATTGGCCATCATTCCTTGTAGCATTTGGGCATAGATTTGCGCTTCGTTCACATCGTTGACAAGACTATCAGGATCAATGTCCTGCGCGATAGCCAGTTCTCGAATTAAGTTTGGAATTTTAATAAACGGAGCAAGCATTGGGTTGGACACTGTTTGCAGAAGACCAATAAGCCGCTGACTGCGAACTTCCTTCTGCATAACTGCAGCAACACCACGAGGTTTAATCTCCAAGTCACCCTTGACATCGTGCATGTCTTCATTGAACTGCATATTCCACTGGTAATACGCCTCACCCAGAGGTTTTAGCAGGTGGTCGTCAATGTTCTTAATTACTGTCTTCATGGAAAGACTAGCACCACCCATCAACATAGAAAGACCAGCAGCAGTGCGGCCTGTGCCTGTCACGCCTGTCTGACCGTGCATAATAGAGGGAAGTCCTGTTTCTTCGTCCGCAAGCTGTCGGCTAATTTGATACATCTGGATGTTTTCGCCTGCAGTATTAGGGAACTTCAGCCCGTTGATTGCTGTCCCCGTAACACCCGACTGCCGCCGGAAGATTTTACCGGGGAAGATATCCATATTCTGACCGGGAACCAAGCTGGCTTCATCTACATCAAAGACCAAGTTGCCAGCTAATGCAAGGTTGTCGATAGCCATCCGAACATGGCCGTTCATCAACATCTGTGCATCTTCCATGTTTTCCGCAACACCAATGCCCCAAATCTGATAGGGATTAATCTCATAGGGAATAACGTGGAATGGAATACGTGCAGGTGTGAAGGGGTTAGCCACACAACGAAGAACCTGATTACCGCAAATCCACACATTGACCTGAACTTGAGACATTTGATCCGTGTAGTCTACGTCCATGCCTACTTGTGCAGCCATTGTTGCATCGATTACGCCCCAATACTCAAGAACCTCGAACCGATTTTCTTGATAATAAGACTCTGTTTCATCCTCACGGATAGTATCTTCGTAGTATTTATCCGTGTAATTAGGACCTTCCT